CACGGCGCCGCTCGAATACCTGCCTGATGCCCCGCTGCACATCGGCCTGGATTTCAATGTGGACCCAGGCACGGCAACGATCATGCAGGAGCAGCTGCTACCGGGTGGCGAGCTCGGGACCGCCGTCATCGGCGAGGTGTGGATACCGCGGGCGAGCAATACCGAGATGGTGTGCGCCAAGCTGGTTGCCGACTGGGGCCACCACAAGGGCGATGTCTATCTCTACGGCGATGCCACCGGTGGCGCGCGGCGCTCGTCACAGACCAGCGGCACGGATTGGGATATTGTTGCCGATAGCATGCGGGCAACATTCCGCAATCGCGTGCATTTCCGCGTGCCTGCGGCCAACCCATCGGAGCGTGCTCGCGTCAACTCGGTCAACTCGCGTCTCTGTTCGAGATCCGGCGCGATCCGCTTGATGGTCGATCCGGTCAAGGCGCCGCACACGGTCGAGGACTTCGAGGGCGTGCGTGTGGTCGAGGGCAGCACCGGCGAGCTCGACAAGAAGACCAACCCGGCGCTGACCCATCTAAGCGATGGCATCGGCTATCGGGTGCATACGGACTGGCCTGTTGCGCGCAAGATCACCGGGCACATCCACAGCGACGACATCGCCGCGGCGATTGGGAAGCCGGTGGAGGGGGTTCATGCTTAATCTCAAGTTATCTAAGGAATTTCTCGCTTATTTATGTGAAAATGATTGTTCATTAACACTCGATCCTTACAAAGAAGGGCTCCAGTTTGGGATCATCGGAGATGACGGCAAGATTGGCTATAGCTGGGGCCTAGAATGGACAGAATTGGAGAAATTACCGGCTTCCTACATTGAGAGCACCATAAGAGAAGCGATTCAACTTGATCGCCATAAATGGCGGAAGGGCGGGCGCTATGCCGCGTAGCCGCCGCTCCTACGCCTACCTGATCAGCTGCCGCCTAGGCGATGCCATGGCCGCGCACGTCGTCATGGTGTGGGCGTGCGCCTATGCGACCGAGATGGGCGGCGGGCGTCAGATGACCCGTGCTCGCATGGTCAGGGCCAACCAGCACCAGTGCAACATCGCGGACATCGCGGATCGGCTTGGTGATCTGTATGATGAGATCGACCAGGGCCGCGGCACGACATGGGACCATTTCAAGCAAGAGATGCCTGAGATGTACGGGCTTGGTTGCGTGGTCGATCACTCCCGCAACAGCGCGTTCCGCCGTGCTTTGGGGAGCCGGCGGATTACCCCGGACCTTGTTCAGGTGACGAACAATGACCGGCTCGACGATTGGAGCCCAAACTTGCTCGATACCCTGCCGGGCAGGATCTACCTAATCAACGATCTCTCGCTTGAGCTGGGCGAGCAGCGGGTCAAGATCAGCCCAGAGGGTGATATTCCCGTGCAAGACATCGCCGAAGCCCTTGAAGGCGTTGGTAGAAAATCGCCTCTGGATGGCATGGACCCCAGAACGATTGTGGTCGAGACCGACTATCGCGATGATCTCGCCCTTTGCACGGCGCTTGGCGTGTTCTGGTCGCACTACCGGGCGCCATCGAGCGAGAATTGGGACCTTTTCCAGGGCGAGGGCGGGAACCTGCTCCTGCCCTATTCGGGAGCCGTCATATGAAGCTTGATGATGCAGCAATCGAGGCAGCCTATGAACGGGCGGTTGAGGTTTTGAGCCATGATGTTTGCTCAAAAGAAGATTTCTATTCGATCATCGTAGCATATGAAGCTGCAAGACTTGGGCTTCGCTATAGCGAAGAATGCGAAGAGATCGTTGCTTCATCCGAAGGTGATAAGCTTTACATCAATGGTTCCAGTATCACTACTCCCGGCGGGCTCTGGAATATTACAGGGCTCATGGCCTTTGGTAAGGTCAGAGGTCAGGGCAAATCCAGAGAACAAGCCATCGCGGCTGCCATCGCGCACGGGGCTCAACTTGAGCGTGACTGGTACAGTGAGCAACGTGACTGGGTAAAAACTAATGCCTGAAATGACTCCCGAAGAGTATCAAAACAGCGTCACACGCCTGGTCGAGGACGCGCGCCGGTTCATGGACGACGAGATCTCGCCGGATCGCGAGGACGCCTTGAACTACCTCCGCGGCGAGACCGACGTACCGGACCCTGAGCCGGGGTTTAGCTCGATCACGTCGACCACATCACGAGACAGCTTGCACACCTTCATGCGTGAGCTGATGCGGCTGTTTGCCGGGACGGATGCGGTGGTCGAATTCATGCCGGGCGAGCAGGACACCGAGCTTGCCGAGCAACAGACGGATTTTGCCAACTACACCCTGATGGTGCGCAATGGTGGCTGGCGGGTGCTGCACGATACTTTTCGGTCAGCTGTGGGCTCGGGCAAGGTCGCCGGGATCAAGGTGGTATGGAGCGATGCCGAGAAGGTGTGGCAGGACAGCTATACCGAGCTTTCCGATGAGGAAATGAAGGAGTTCGAGGACGATCCTGACGCCGACGTGATCGAGCACGAGATCGTTGATGAAACCGAGCAGATCCCAATCCAGATCAATCTGGAGGATTTGAGCCAAGAGCAGGTCGCAGTTTTGCAGCAGGATAAGGACATTATCCTCGACGGGACCGAGATCAGGCGCAACGTGCGCACACGCACCCACAACGCCACGGTGAAGTTCAAGAAGCCGGCGAACGAGATCGACATTCAGGCGATCATGGCCGAGGAGCTTTTGCTTGATCGGCGCGCGACCGATGCCGATAGCGCCAAGATCGTCGCCCAAGACGTTCAGCGCACCCGCTCCGATCTGATCGATCTCGGCATGACCGAGGATTTCATTGATCGGTTCGGTGGCTCTGGCGGCAGCGGCGAGGGCACTAGCCAGGAGAGCCAGGAGAAGCGGGCGCGCGTCGGATACGACATCGATAAGGACGACGACAGCGGCAACGTGGAGCTAACCACCTATCGCCTGGTTGACGGCTGGGCGCGGATCGACAAGGACGGCGACGGGATCGCCGAGTGGCGGCATTTTCTGGCTTTGGGCGATCATGCCGAGCTCTGGGAAGAGTCTGACGAGATGGTCAGTGAAAGCCAGATCGCGACGTTTATCCCGTTCCTGGTCGAGAACACGGCGATCGGCGAGACGCTGCACGACCTGACCAAGGACATTGCCGACACGACAACCTGCCTCCAGCGCGGCATGGTCGACAATCTGAGCCTGACCAACTTCCCCAAGCCGGTCGGCGTCGAGGGCCAGTTCGTACCGGCGAGCATCACCAACCGGCGCGCTGTGGGCATCGTCAAGCGGCCGGGCGCATTCGAATATCTGAACACGCCATATGCGGTTGATGGCGTCCTGAACGGATTGAGCTATTTCAAGGCCGAGACGGCATCTCGTATCGGCGTCTCGCAGGCGGCCATGGGGCTAGATCCCGACGCCTTGCAGTCGAGCTCGGATTTCGGCGTGCGCGAGACCTTCGGCAAGGGTTCTGGCGGGATCGAGTTCGTAGCCCGCAACCTCGCCGAGACCGGCATGAAGAAAGTTTTCCGGCTCATCATCCAGCTTTATGCGCGCCACCAGAAAGAGTCGGAGATGATCCGGCTTCGCGGCAAGGTGGTCGAGGTCAACCCGCGGCAGTTTGATTCCGGCATGGATCTGACCGTGAATGTCGGGCTTGGCACCGGCCAGCGTGAGGCCAAGACGAGCATTCTGATGTTTGCATTGCAGCAACAGAAGGAAACGCTTGCGAGCACGCCGGACGGGCAGGAGAACGAGATCACCAGCCCGCAACAGGTGGTCAACACGCTCGACAAGATTTTGGCGCTTCACGATATCAAGAACGAGGGGCAGTTCTTCAAGAACCCGCCCGGCCCGCCACCACCGCCGCCACCTGACCCGGCAGAGGCCGCCGCAGCCGCCGCTCAGGCCGAGGCCGAGGTCAAGGGGCAAGTCGAGATCCAGAAAGCGCAGATCAAGGCAGAGTCTGACCTTCAAGTCGCCTTGATACAGCAGCAGACAGAGCTCGCTAAGTCGCTGGGAGCAAACGAGGCCAAGGCGCTCCAGGATAAGATCAATGGACAGATTAAGGAGAGTCAGGCCAGGCAAGACGCACTGCTCAAACTACGTGAGCAGGATCTGGAGGCCATGTTGGAAGTCCGCGGCCAGAACATCGAGGCGGCCAAGGACATTGAGATGAAGAACCGCGAGCTTCGGAGTGTGGTGTGATGCAAAAGCTTAGGCAATTCGTCGAGTACGAAGAATTCAGAACTGAGATATGCAAAGAGGCATTTGAACCAAGGCCGGACAAGCCCTGGTGGAACAGATGGTTGCAGGCCCCGGCTTTCTGGATGCTGCGTAAACTTGGCGCCTATCAGCGGCTGACAACTTCGGTAAGGCGGCATGATGTGCCGCGCGGCAAGATCTTGCAACAGATGCAAGAAGCAGTGGCACTGATGCACCCACGGATTGCCGACAGCCACAAAATTCTTATCGGAGGCCGGACATATCAGGAGCTTATGCACAGTGATGAGGTGCGGTCGAGCTTTGCGTTCAGCGAACAGCTTGGGTTTAATCGACAAC